GACACTGCAGCAGCGTACCGCTGCGCTTCGTAGGTTGACTTACATGGCTACCCTGCTCACTCTGTTTGGCCTTCCGTCTGATATGCTGGACGACTGGATATCAGGCAAGGATACATACATTCCCGAGCACGTGATGAATAATATGCTAGGTATGTTTGGCCTAAGCAAGTACACAACTACACGTGCCCTCGAGAAGGGCACAGTCGAGAGCGTCATCCAGCGCTTCACTCCTCCTGCCGTAAACATTATTGTCAAGGGCGAGGAATCGCTAAGGTCTTGGGTCAAGGGCGACGTAGAGTTGTTTGAGATGAAGGCCTGGAGAAACTCTCCACTGTCCGATGTCTGGTACAACCGAACAGGTGCAGGTAAAAAGCAACAGGAAAAGTTACAAAAAGAGAGACGCAAGGAAGGCGTAAGGCCTACCTTCGACAGGTAGTAAAACAAGTTTGGCCTCCCCCCAGATAAGGGAGAGGCCAAATGTCGAGGACCCTACTATGACCGAAAAGCCCTCTAACGTAACACATAACGTAACGATAACTAATAACACGCCTTAATACTAAGGCTCTTTAAATATGTAATCGCCTGCGTTTATTGCAAGTTATATCAGTCTTTACTGATGATATGGGTTTCATTTGTAGGTATATCGTAGAAGTATTCACCATTTGCGATCATCTTGTTGGGCACCTCGATGAGTTTATCATCGGTAAGTTGCCAGCCGCAGATGCGCATAGCGTGACTGTACTCCTTGTTCCATATGTAGAACTGAATGGGCATAGAAAGGTTTGCGAACTTCTTCTTGCGTTGCGGAAGGTGCACGCTGGGCCAAGGGAACTTAGGCCCCTTCCAAGCGAGCTTGCACTCGCACTCTATGAAGCACAGGCCCTCGACGATTAGGTCAGCGCAGTACTTATCAGGGTTGTCTATAGCGGTGTACCCCCTGCGGGAGATGTACTCCTTAGTTGCCTCCCTGGCGGGGCTATCCGTCAGGTCAAACATATCCATGTCGAATCGTTTATGTTTCATATCTGTTCTAGTTGGCTGGCATTTGAATGCCTGCATGAAAGCAGGCCTTGCGAAGTGCTTGCAGGTAGGCCGAGCTGTCGTGATCCTCGGACTGCCTGCGAGTGTTAACTCGGTCGATGCCCTTGGTTACGCTTGAACGGTTTCTGTTTACGAGCTTAGATATTTCTTCGTGCGTGCATCCGTGCAGGTGCAGGATGTAAGACAGTGCATCCCTTGCGTATGATGCACGTCGTGTACGGGACTTACCTCGGATGACGTTAGGTGTACTGCCAAACTCGTTGGCGGCGATTTCAATTAGTTGATTTTTTGTTTTCATTATTTTATGATTCCTACGCAGTGATATAGTTTGAAGATTCCACGAACGTCACGTTCGCCTTCTCGATTTTTAGCAACTGAGTATTGCAACTCAGTGTATGGTCCGACTGCGTCAACCTTCTTGGCTGACTCAACGTCCCCTCCCTTCGGCCACATAAGTACGACAGCGTCAGCGTCGTTCTCGATGTCGCCAGAATCCTTTAGGTCGTACAAGGTCAGTCCGCTTTCACGCTTGGCTCCCTCTCGGTTGACCTGCGCCAGCAGTAGTATGCCTATGCTTAACTCAACGGCGATCTGTTTAATCTTGTGAGAGATCGCTGAGATGCCTTCGGTCTTGCCTAGCTTATTGCCGAACGGGATTAACTGCAGGTAGTCAATGACTACCAGCTTTACCCCGTGCTTGCGGACCAGGATTCTTATCTGACTCTTGAGGTCGTCTGCGCCCTGCACTGCGTGCACGGTATAGATGGGCAGAGTAGACAGCACGTCATTCGCTGAGTGCACTGCCTTAACCTTAGCCGCAGAGGCTATGTTCTCTTCGATCTGTCGAAGGTTAACTCCGCTAAGAGTTTGAATCATGCGCCTTGCGATTTGTTTCTGCGGCATCTCAAAAGAAAATATGCAGGTAGGTACAGCGTCCGTCTTGGCGGCACGCAGTGCAATGTTGATAGCGACTGCGGACTTACCGCAGGAGGTGGGCGCCGCTACAATGCAGACCTCGCCTGCGCCTATGCCACCCATGCCTAGCTTTTCATCTAGGTGCGGGATGTGCGTGCGGACAACGTCCTTCACGAAGGTGCCCTCTTGCATCTGCTTGAACTCATCCTTGAGTACTTCAACAGAAGTAGAGATCCTCTCGATGTTTGCGCCTGAGCTGACGTCTTCGCCGAGGTCGGACTCTACCGACCCTTGGATTTCAGATGCAGGTAACTGCTCGGATGCGGCCTGCTCGGCGGCCAGTCTGTAAGAGCGGTGCAACCTCCTGAGGTTGCTCTTCTCTTTGACTATACCTGCGTAGTGCTTGACGGACGTAGTAGTCTCGGCCCCTTCGGTTAGTCCGAAGATACCCGCTACTCCACCGACTTCGTCGATGCTGTTGTTTACCTTGAGCTTCTCGACTAGATGAATCTCATCTATCGGTTGGCCGTCGTTGGCAAGGTCGGCTATGCCCTGGTAGGCTAGCTGGTGCTGAAGAGCATAGAAGTCATCGGACTTCAGTATACGGCTGACGCTATCGTAGGCGTCTGAGTTACCCTGCAATAAACAGCAGGAGATAACTGCGTGCTCAGCAGATAAGTTGTGCGGCAGATCTGTGTTTGCTTCTAGTAAGTTTGTCATAGTTTTTCATAGTGTTATGTTATGTTGTGTTATACGTTATATAAAAATGCCGACTGAAGATTAGGACTCCAGTCGGCACGCTTGGGGTGTAGTCAAGGCTGGCTTAGAACGGTACGGGGTCGTCGTTCTGCGGGGCTACTCCGCTGGAAACAACGTCGGCCTCCTTCGGGTCGAATGAAACAGACAAGAACGGCTGACCCTTCTTGCTTGTTTTCTTCCACGCCTTGAACCAGTAGTCCTTGCCATCTACCTCCGCTGAACCTGTAAGGTCAGGGTGAGTGTCCGACTTCTTGCGGTCGTTCGTAAAGAGGGCGCCGCTGTTATTGTTGTCGTATTGCTGTTGCATTATATTAACCCATCCAGGGTTTGTGTTTTCTTTTGGTAGGAAGGTTCACCCTTCCCGTGAGTGTTTGTTGCATCGGCATCCTTGGTGTCGTCGATGCAAAGAAGTCCGTTGAGCGCATACTTGCGTGCATAGGAGGAGGCCGAGCCAGTAATCTGGGCTTCGTCCATGCCCTTCTTAACTTCAGCTTCCCTTGCGAAAGCACTCGTCTCGGCAACAATATCTCCGTGGGATTCCTCCAGTGTAGCTGTTGACTTAACGTATACTCTGCCGCCAACCTCAACGATCTCGTCGTTGATGGTAAGGAAGCAATCGTACTTGCTCAATAAAGGCTTGAGTGCCTCTAGTATATCTTCGGCGGATCTGTAAGAGTATCCTCCGAACTTATTAGTTCTACCTTTCGGAGCCTTCAGCTCCGTCTGGATGCACTGCATTATCTTGGGTGTATTATCTTTTGTCATATGTTTTGTGGTTTGTGTTAGGTGCACCGCTCAAGAAGGGCAGTGCGAAAGCATTTTGTGCGAGCCTTAGAATTATTACAAGAATTAATTTCATCTGCATCGCATTTAAATTTTATGAGAGTCTCTATCTGCTCGTCCTTCGGTAGCCTACCGAATCGGTTGCACTTCTGGCGCAGTCCTACGGGGTGCAGTATATCGGTCCGAGCTTCTTCTAGGTATGTAGCCAAGGCACGTAGTGCCTCTGGCAGTGTAAGGTCAGAATTGTTTTGACCGAATCTCTTCCAAGAGTTTTCAATCTTGCCAGCCCATGCGTTGCTCTGCCTGTGCAGTACGCCTCGGACTAGGCCAGTGCCATGGCAGTGATCTACGACAGCGTCGTCTACCTTGCACTTGAATATCGGGCACTCTCTGGGTAGGTTGGCCTGCCTCCACTCTTTAAGTTTACTATGCGCTAGGTATTTCATCGACGCTTATGATTTGGACTGAGGTTTTACGTTTAGTCCGAGTCCAGCCCTGCTTGTCGGGCTTCTTCGGGGCGAAGTATTTGAGTGCCTGCTCTTTAGTATGGCCGTGCTTCATGCACTTGCCGACGTAGCCGTCGGGCATTGATGCGTGCTTATATTTTATCTCAAACAGCACGGGTTATATGTCGGTGTATACCACGTGAAAGGATCCGTTGCCATGCAGTCCCATGATGTTGAACTCTACCCACTCGAGGGCTTCGTCGGGTTGCATCCCGTCACGTGTAACGAACACGTCTATGAGTAGCTCGTAGCTGTAGCAGAGCACGCCTTCGTCGGTGATGCCGAGGACTGCTGAGTCGCACCCTCCGAGTTGTATGGCGTCGTCGCTTACGTAATGACCCTGCTCGGTCCAGTCTATAGGTTCTAAGTCTTTCATAAGTTTATTGAAGAGATACGATAAAGAAAGTGACGGCCAAGAAGAAAACAAATATAGTGAATGCGTCCATGCTGTCCTCCTATTTTTTCATGCGCTTGTTCCAGTAGAGTTTCGCCATTAGCTTTGCGTTGGCGATGCCCTTCTTTACGTCGTCTGTATTCCACACGTGGTGCCAGTGCTTCTTGGTTCCGCAGTCAATGACTACTGACCTGCACTCTGGCGTGTAGGCTAAGTCGTATTGACGCTGAATCATGAAGGCCTCGATGGCCAACTGCTCGCAGTCCTTGTCGTATACCTTGGCCTTGCCTTTTGTATTGGTGCGGCACTTGTAGTCCGCTAGAAAAAGATTACCCTCGTGGTCGTATCCCACGAAGTCTACGCTACCTGCAATCTTAAGCAGTCTGTCTGCTATGATGCACTCAGTAGCTACTGGTTTGACCTGCTCGTCTTCGATCCAGTTAAGGAAAGGTGTAGCCCATTCAGTGTAAGGGCATTCGGGCACCTCGTGCCCGTGCAACTTGGCCTGCACTAGCTCTTCGATTCTCTTGTGCACTGCAGTCCCGAAGTCCGACGAAGGTATATGCCGCCCGTCGCTCGGGTGCTGTCGTGTCCCGTAGGTCATCTTCTCTACGGCCTGCCATGGTAGAGTTGGGTTCTCCCGAGCTAGGTCGGTGATCATGCGGGGTTTATATATTCCATCTAGGAACTCATCTTTGCAGATGCTTAGGACAGTGGTAACGCTGGGATAAATAGCACGGACTTTGCGAGCCTGTGCTACGGTGCTTATGTCCTCCCGAAGGAAGGCATCGAGTGTATCATTGCAGTCATAGAAGTGAGCCATCCTAGTATTAAGAGGCTCACTCTATGCCCTGTCAATCATATTTCTTCCTCGGACATATCCATCAGATAGTTGATGGCGTCACGCACCGAATCGGTGCAGAGTGTCTCGACGAGTTCGGTCTTGTGCGAGTTCAGTTCGATCTCCACTACCTCGGGGTTGCTGAAGCGAAGCTCCTCGTTGCCGCCGAACACGTGAACAATATCGATTTGATTATCTTCGATGTAGTCCAAGATGTCCTCTGCGCTACGCTGTGGTAGCTCGTGAGTCGGGACGAAGTATTGATCTCCGTCTTGGAGTTCTTCGATGGTGCAGTCATCGAACTTATTCAATAGGTTCAGGCGTTGCACAACAACGTCCTGTCCTAGTTTCCTTGCTACCCCGTTGGGGTATGTGCTTATCTGTAGTTCGTGCATGGTGCTTGCTCTATTGATGTTGAAGGACGGCGCCGTCTGCAATTGCTTCAGACAGCTCCCTTCCTGTAGTTAAAACTCGACGATCCTCATCGGTAGACCACGTGTATAACCACGTCTCCTCTCCGTCGGATTCTCTGATGCCGATGACCTCGCAGTCCGTGAGAGTAAACTTCCCATGACTGCCCGTTAGTGTAGTGCCTGTTTCGTATTTCATAATTGTGCTTGACTTGTATTGTGTGCTAGTTATAATTAAGGAATAACTCCTTAAGGAAGTGCCCCCTACAGGGGCATCTCCTTAGTAAGAAGAATCCTTAAGGAATACAGCGCTGATGTCAATGACCTTTCGCATCGTTAGCTTTATCGATCATGTCGGCGGCACGGCAGTTCATGCCTTGCAACCATCCTCGCTTGTGAGATCTAGGCCTGTCGTCTACGCAGTTCCCAAACATTTGAGAGTCACGTAGGACTGCTAGGCCTGTCATTGCGTGCGCTATGTGATGCTCACCAGAGTCTGGGTCGAGGTCTTCGCCTTCATACCAAGCCGTGAGGTGCCGCCATACAGCGTCGTAGTATACCGATGCTCGGACTCCTTCTTGGCGCCAGTTGTAGGCTCCGTATTTCAAGTCTCCGTGCAACTTTACTAGGCCGCACTCCATTAGGACTGGAGCAGGCAGGCCAGAGATAGGTGCCTTGCGGATACCTACTCTGTCCTTGGGGTTAGTGCTCTTGACCTCGCTCATAGTGAGAGCTTTCCAAGCTCGTCCTCTATGTCGTATCCTCCCAAGGCCTGCTTGAAGGTGTCCAAAGCCCTGCGTGTTTCGACCCGATCGCTCGGCTTGTCTAGCGGGTCGTCAAGGATGTCCTTGAGGTATTGAATGCCAACACGGAGTTGGGACAGCTCGGCTAAGGCCAAGTGAGTATAGCCCTGCTCGCTGATGGGAGCTTGGCGTGCGTCGCACTTGAGGATTTCCTGCAGTGCATTGTCGAGAGGCTCCAGCCAGTATGTGCGGAAGTCTGCTTCTATTTCTTTGTTGTCTGTTTTCATAGTATTATCTCTGCTGTAGTTAATTGCATTGTTGATGATCGAGTTTCGTTTGTCGAGTATATCTTGAGGGTTAACGCCTTCAGCAATCTGAAGACTGTCGAGGATCTTAGCGTCCGAAGGACGGCGACCGAGGGTGCGACCTGCACCGAACAGTCCGTCGGTGAAGGTGTGCCTCCCGTATGTTATGTCGGTCAGCACCATAGGTTTGTTGTCCACGATGTATGCCTGTCCGATTTGTAGGTTTGATTCAGTTGTCATAGTTAGTGTTGGTTATGTTCTAGTCCATTCTGCCCAGTCGGTCAGCATCTCGGCGGGTGCACACTCTGTAAAGATTCTGAACTCATCCACCATGCGTTGTGGTGCTTCAAAATTACAGGTTCGCAGTGCCTTGATGCGTAGCCTCTGGACAAAGATGTCGTGAGCTTTAGCGGGGTCATCGTCAGCCTCCACTAGGAGGCGTTTGAATTGTTCCCATGCGGGCTTAGGCTTAGGCAGTAGTGTCCAAGCGGTCATTCGTTTTTTAGGTTCCATAGTTTGTGTTGGTTAGGTGTTTGTTAGTTAGTTATTTATAGAAGATATGCCGACCGATCTTGCAAGTCTTTTGCATGGAGCTAGCCCAGTATGGGTCGCAGTAGTCAGCGTGATAGTGATCGGCACCGCCCGTGTAATTAGTCGGGGCTGAGTGCACGATAACGAGTGCCTCGTGCCACCGAGGGTGCCTCTTAGCCTTGGCTAGTAGGGTAGCAATCTTGCCACTGTTCCAACAGCTGAACTGCTTTCGCTGTAAGCACACCTGCTTGGCCGTGAGCCTGCGTTTGACAGCTCGGTTGAGTATAACCTCATGCACTGCCTGCATAGCCCCTTCAGTGTGCTCTCCGCCCGCTTCTAGGATGAGTGTAGCCGTCACGATCTCGGACTGATTAGCCGAGAGGTTCGACAGCGCAGTCAGCGCTGTAATTAGAATGATTCTAAATGCCTTCATAGTTGTATTAGTTTATTGTGAACGATAAGGTATATCTCGTTGAACAGGTCTTGCGCTTCGTCAGTGAAGCACTCCGAATCGTCCTCCGATATTACCCATGTTAGGTGCGAGCCGATGCGATGCTCGACTATCTCAGTTGCAATCTCGCTAGCGAGTTGGTTGATGTTTGTTTCTGTGTTCATTATATTTTTTGTCTGTGTTCTAGTTCTTTGGCGACATTTATTAGTAGTGCCTTTTCTTCGTAGGAAAGCGATGCGTAAGCAACGCTGTTGAGTTTGTCTAAGGCGAGCCATAGCTCGGCTGTAGATAATTTTTCTATAGTCATAGTTTGTATTGGTTAGTATCCGTTTGCTTCCGCCCAGTCTTCAATCTTGTGAATGACTTGGTCTGGGACTGAGTGCTCGTGGTCTGTGCCATTCGTCAGCTTGTCTGTCTGCGACAGGCAGGCTAGGCTTGCAGTGTAACGCCCTCTAGATACCCAGCACTGAGTGCTAGGATCGTCGAGCGGGTCGATCTCGAGTTCTACGTGGTAGTCGTTGATGTTGGTCTTTATGATTTGCATAGTTTTATTGGTTAGTGTTAGTGCGACGCAGTATGCGTCTACCCAGAAAGCCCCCTAGCGAATAGCTAGGAGGCTGTGTGGTTTATCCGAGAGTTGACGTGGTGAATAGACCTGCACCCCATTCCCAATCGCCCGTGGATTCATCTAAGCTAGCCATGTCAATCTGAGTGTTGACGTATTTCTTGGACAGCTTGAGCATGACTTTCTCGGCTTTGGCTTCTGTTGTGCAGTATTCAATTTCGTCGAACGCAGGGTGGTTCCCTACGGTAACTAGGTATTTATATTTGTTGTGCATAGTTTGTATTGGTTGATGTTAAGCTTCAAGTGCGTCCCATTTGTCCATCCATGCAGTCCATGCATCGTCGGACTCCTTGAGGGTTTTAGCAGGGATGTCTTTCGATTCACCGAAGTCATAGATGGTAGCCGATGCCTCGTTGCCGATGATGACATAGGCAGTGATGCCGTGCCCGTCTTTGGCGAAGGACAGTGAGCCTTCCTCGGCACTGCTCGCCCACTCCACGGCCTGTGCCGTAGATGGATTTTTGATGCGGTCTTCACCGTCACTGGCTGAAACTAACTTGAAGCCTGCAACCTCTTGGAAGTGGATGAAGGAGCGGAGAACTTTATTATAATCTGTCATAGTTTTATTGGTTGATGTTTGTTATTGTTTCGATGGCGCAAGTTATTGAGTGCCAGTTGATCCCGACCTCAGAGTCGTGCTTGCGTTCTAAAAGGCGCAAGGTTTTGCGTGCGTCTTCGATTGATAGGTCAATGTCCATGCCATCGTTGGCGTGGTCGATGATGTCTTGTGATGTCCATTCGATGTTTATTACATCTGGGTTATTGTTGGTCATAGTTTTATTGGTTATGTGTTAGAAGTAAGCAGTATGCTTACACCCAGAAAGCCCCCTAGCGAATGGCTAGGAGGCTGATGGATTAACTCTTGGCGAGTCTCAATGCACTGCTGTGAACTACGCTTGCTACACCCTTGGGGTCAGCGGCTATGCTTTGTTGGTTTGCCCAACTGATCATCGAACTGGCCAGACTGTAGAAGTCTGCTTGCGCCATTGGCTTGTCTTGGTTTAATAGGCAAGAGTTCTTGTGCTGTATGTATGCTTGTTGAATGTTCATTATATTTATTGGTTGTGTGTTAGTCAGAGGCAGTATGCCTCTACCCAAAAAGCCCGCACCTTGGAGGGTGCGAGCTGATGGATTATGCGTGCAGACCGTGCAAGCAACCTTCGTCGAATGCCGTCTCATTTTGGTGACCTTCAATCGCATTGTTTACCAAATCGGAATGGTCATCAGACCATGTCCATTGGCGAAATCTGGCGATCTCGGCTCCCTTGTGAAATACAGATGTGCATATTCCGCATTCTGTTTTGTTATTAAGGTGCGTCCAGTAATTTTCGTTTTCCATAATTTTGATGTGTTGATTATTGGCACTCCCCATCTATGCGGGCTTGTGACCGCCGCAGTATGCGGCTGGGTTACCAATCTATGTCCCACTTACTAAGTCATCAGACCCTCTGGGTTTCACCCCGAGGAAGTTAGCGTTTGGACTGTCAAAGAACGGGAACTGCACCACCAATATGTGCATAGATTGTGATTAGTCAAGTCCATTGAGTAACTATTTTTGAACCCGTTTATCCAAAATAATGAAACT